AAGAGAACTACTCCAACACACGCACCGTAGCCCTAACGGGTATGCCTGACTATAAGTTCCAAGACTATCAAGATAGATTGGGCGAGTCGATGGACGGTAGTTCAAAGCATCCTTTCCTTAAATTCACTAAGGGCGATATCGGCAAGAAGCTGAACGTCAGAATTAAAGCTGGATCCACAACTCCGGACTCCGACCAAACCCGCATGGCTAAGTTTCAAGGGTTCATGAAGTTCGTGTCCACAGGGAAGTTAATGGCTGGTGTTGATTTAGAGGAAGTGTTGAAGGAAGCCGTCGAAGTCTTTGATGTTCGCAACGATAACCTGACGATGGGCAAAGACAATCCGATGGAAGAATCCAGATTGTTAAACGCTGGTGCTTATATTGCCCCAAAGATAAACGAGCAGCACGACAAACATTTACAAATACATGAGATGGAATCCAACGGCAATAACGAGAACATTTTACATATTCTCGGCCACAAGATGTTCAAGGCTCAGATGGACGCAAACCAAATGGCAGAAGCGGCAACAACTCCGCCGAAGATGCCCCAAACAGGTCAATCCTTTGTAGGAGCAGACCAGCAGAATCCTGCGGCGTTACCACCACAGGGTCAGCCAGTACAACAAGGCCCAAGTGGGCCACCACAAACCGCGCCAATAGGCGCAGGAGGCATTAGATGACAGACGAAAACACAGAGGTGGCCTCGTCAGCGACCGAAACACAGACGGAAGTAGTGACGGAACCAGTAGTTACCGAACAGGCATCGTCGGCAGCGACGGAAAACACTGCATCGCCTGACCCAGTACCTTACGAAAGGTTCTCGGAGGTAATCGAGCAAAAGAACGGTTACAAGACTCAGCTTGACGAACTCCAGATTCAGAACGAAGCCCTCAAGTTGGTGCAGCAGCAGAATCAGCAGCGTCAACCACAAGTTACCCAGCAAGATCATGACAACATGGTTGAGCAGTTTGGGCCAGAGGGTGCAGCAGCAATACGGGCTGACATGGACAAGAATTTCATTCAGCCACAATTACGTCAACAGTACGCTAACGCTTATAAACAGCAATACGATATTGGCAAAGGCAAGTTTGGCGAGGACTGGAGCAAGTACGATTACAAAGACCCGCTAACGGGAGAACTGAAAGGCAATAAGGTTCTTGATCTTATGTCTAGCGCACCAACTCTCACACTAGAGAGCGCATGGAACGCTACTAACCCCGTTGACAAGGCAAAGATGGAGCAGGATATGAGAGACAAACTGACCGCTGAGTATAATGGTAAAGCAGAAAACACAGCAGCAGGAGCCTCCACTTCCACACCATCAGCCACGGGAACAGGCCACGCTATGACTACGGAAGAAGCCTATGCACAAGCGGAAGCTGAATTAGGCGGCGGCTAACCAACGATGTCGGGAGAAAGAAAGCTGTTCGGGCAGCAGTAGGCAGTAATGCCAGGAAACACTAATTTTGATACAGTAGCATCAACGACTTTTAACAACTTGCAGAAGAAAATGGCGGATAATATCTCGGATAATATCCCCTTGTTTAAGTATCTGAAGATGAAGGGTTCTATTGTAGTCAGCGGTGGTGACAAAATTGTCCGTCCAATGATCTACAAGATGGCAAACGCTCAGTCTTATTCTGGTCGCGACTCCCTCGATCTTACTGATCCAGGCGGCATCACGGCGGCAGAGTATAACTGGAAGCAGACCATCGTTCCAGTAACAATCGACGGCATCACCAAAGCAAGGAACGCTGGTCGTGAGAAACAGATCAGCATCCTCGATACGTTGAAGCAGCAAGCTGAAATCTCGATGGCTGATAAAGTGTCTGAGATGATGTTTGGTGACGGAACGGGCAACGGCGGTAAAGATATGCTTGGCCTTCAAGCGATTGTTGACCACGCTCCAACCACAGGCGTTCTCGGTGGAATTGATCGTGCGACAAACGCTTTCTGGCGCAACAAAACCAAGACTATCGGTGCATACGGTACATACCTCATGCCTTACTTGTCCACGTTGATTCGCGACCTCACCAGAGGAACGAACCGTCCAGACATTATTGTCATGAACAGCACCGATTACGGCTATCTTGAGACTCTTGCATGGGGCAAGGCGCAGTATCAGAACACGAAGCTAACCAGCCTCGGATTTGAAGCGCTCAAGTATCAAGGAATCGACGTTATCCATGATGCCAATACACCTACTGGCAAGAACTATTGTCTCAACACGAAGCACTTGAAGCTCTATATCAATAGTGCGGCAAACTTCACGATGGGCAAGTTCATTGAACCCGCTGATGGCGATTACCTCGCTGCCAAATACAAACTCTATGCTCAGTTGACAACCGACAGAGCCGAGTCTGCTGGCGTGTTCTATGGCGTAACAACGTAACTTGAAACCTTGAAAGGAGGTCAGAAATGACCATCGCAGCAAACACAATAGCTCAATCATACGCTAACAAGCGCATGGGATGGGCAACGAAGCTAGACGAAGTTGGCTCAACAGCCAGAGAAGTCTTGGGAGTTATCAGGGAAGATCAACACCCTGTTTTCGGCCCTCGTAAATTCCAGTATGTTTGTTTTTATCAGGCCAGCGGCGCAACGGTAGGACAGTTGCAGTCTTATGTTGACCCTGTTTCAGTTGCAGACATCACATCTGGAACCACAACCGTAATCACCACAACTGGCCTTACGGCTGGCATCTATGACGGTGGACTTCTCGTCTGTATAGATGATGCTGGTGGTTCTGGTGCGGCTCCCGAAGGCGAAAGCGGTGTAATCGTTGAGAACACAACGACAACCATCACGATTGCCACGGCTGACGCTTTTTCAGTAGCCCCTGCGGTTAATGATGATTTCAACGTCCTGCTTTCTTGGGCCGTTGATGATTCCGCAGATGGTGACATGGCTCATCAGGTAGCTGGTGTTGTCATGGGTTCTCCTGACCAGTACGATTATGGTTGGGTGCAGTTTTTCGGTATCAATCCAAATACCAAAGCAGTTGCAGCAGGAACAGCCCTCATCGTGAATGAGTTGGTTGTTGCTGATACCGCAACCGTGAATGATGGTGCTGGTGATGCTGATAATCTTTCAGTTGGTGTTCTTAAAGTCGGCCTCACATCTGACACGGTGGCAAGAAATGCCGTTGTCGATCTGTTCTGTGGTCAGGCTCTTAAACTAGGAACCTCAACCGCATAGGTTGGTTTTTGATTTGGAGTGGGCTGCACCCCCAAAATGGCCCACTTCATTTCATAAGCCAATTAAAGGCAAACAAAGGAGATCCAACATGGGATATGACACACCAGATTTTACGAAGAACCCGAAGAAAATAGAAATCATTCCTCCAGAGGGATGTGACTTTTACCGTCCTGCTGCTGCTAAGAAAGTAGCGGATCCAGTAAAAGATCCTGAAAAGGTTGTAGAAGTAGCAGCCAAAGTATCAGGTGACGGAACAGCTAAAGGCGAAGCAGCTAAACACGCAAGCGAGATTGAGAAATTCCGCTGCAAAAAGTGTGGTTATGTTTGCGCCACCGAAAAGGGCATGAAGATGCACTTTACTAAAGCACATAAAGGAGAATAACAATGACAATGACAGCCGCGAAACTTTTAGAAACAAACCTTCCTACGAGATTGGGTTGGGGCGCAGAGTTAGATTCAAGCTCGGCAACTGCTTTAGAACCTTACGGTGCTATCAGGTGGGATTTCAGCCCGTACTTTGGTTTTAGGCGGTTTCAGTATTTGCGTTGCGATCAATCGGGCGGCTGTACTGTCGGTCAGTTGCAGAGCGTGACGGCAAACGAAAGCATAGCAAGCATCTCTGGCACTCACTCAACCACTACGATTGAGACTACAGGTTTAACGGCTGACATTCATGTTGGCGGTATCTTGTATTGTTTAGACGACGCTGGCGGTTCAGGAGCAGCACCAGAGGGCGAGAGTGGAGTAATTACAGCGAATAGCGCAACCATCGTAACAATCGGTGACGCTTTCTCGGTAGCTCCAGTTGATACAGACGCTTTCACAATTATCTTCCCGTGGGCAGTTGTAGATTCAGCCGACGGAGACTTTGCTTCAGAAGTCGCTGGTGTAGCGATGGCAGCTCACGATCAATACGATTGGGGCTGGTTTCAGTTTGAAGGTTTGAACCCGCTAGTTGACGCGGTAGCTGCCGGCACGACTTTCCCAACAGGTGAGTCAGTAGTCGCTGGAACGGCTTGCGTAGATGATGGCGCAGGAGATGCAGCCGATCTAAGAATTGGCGTGATACAGCATGGTCTTACAACCGACACAGTAGTTAGAAAAGCCATTGTTGATCTCTTTTGTGGGTCAGCGTTAAAGCTAAATCAGTCAACAGCATAGGTGAATAAATGAACACAGGCGAGATGGTAAAAAACGTGAACGCTGAGTGTCACCCGATAACGAATATCGACGCTATTATCATTCGTTGGCTTGATAGAGGTCAGAAGGTCGTGGGGTCAGCTTCGGGTAAAAAGCAGGGTTGGTCATGGCTCAGGCAATACGGGTATTCGTTTGCAACTGTTGACGCAACCAAAGTCTATGCACTCAGCCCCCTTGTTGATACGTCTAAGATTATCACGATGTACAACGAGACTGAATCTCAATACATTGATTCGATCAGCGAGCAAGAATTTAGGATGCACGACCCAGGGGCAGATTCATCGGGTACGTCGTATCTTTACAGGCTTGTTGGCTACGCTCCTGTGCAGCATCAGCCGACCGCAACGTCAGTGTTGACCTTTGTTTCCTCGGTAGCAGATACGGCAAACATAACTATCCAAGGGTTGAATACTGGCAGCGTTATGATTACGGAAACGATTACGCTAAACGGCACGACTGATGTTGTTTCAACGGGTTCATTCACAAAGGTAATGAGTTTGTCAAAGGACGATGAAACGGCTGGCTATGTTACTGTGACTTCAGACGCTGCGGCGGTTACGAATGTTGTGATAGCCCCGAAAGACCGCGCTGTCTCCCATCCGTTGGTAGCTCCGTATTCCGTTCCTTCGGCTGTGGACACGATCTATTATGATTTCACGATGAAGCTGCAAACGCTATCAGCGACAACCGATATTTCTTTAATCCCTGAGAAGTATCACGACGTTCCTGAGTTGTACGCAATGGCTCGCTGTTACAAGCATTTGAACAACGCGGCAATGTTTCAAACTACTTACGGCGAGTTTCAATCACGAATTAAAGAAATGAAGGCAGACGATCAGCAGCCGTCAGGCGTTTGGTCAATGGATTCTGCTTCTAACGGATCGCTGCCGATAGCGCAGTTTCCGTCTAACTTTCCGAGGACGTAATGGGTCAAGAGAAAACTACAACTCCTGTGCGGATTAAGCGGTTTCTTGGCCTTAACACCAAGATTTCAGATACCGCTATTCACATGTGGGAGTCCTCTGGATTGCAGAACGTGAACATTACAGAAGAATCAGTTGAACAGCGTAAAGGCTCGACAAAGCTCAACACCGTTGCTTTCAAGGAGAAGTCCGATACAACAGCCAAAGGCATCGTGGGGCTGTACTCAGGCCGCTTAAACGGCACTAATTATCAGGTTGGTGTGGGTGGGGATTCGTTCAGGCAATATACAGGCGGGGCGTTTGTTGATAAAACGGGCGCGGTTACTCTCACGGACAACGTGAACAAACTAGCATCTTTTGCTACGTTCTACGATTCGGGGGCAACGAATGAAATCATCATCGCTTGTAAAGACGGTGACGCGCCGATTAAGTGGACAGGTACGGGCAATGCGGCAGCTTTGGGTGGCACACCTCCTACTAATTTTAAATATCCCCTCGTTCATAAAAATAAACTATGGGTTGTCGTTGGTGACTTCGTTTACTTATCTGGCTTACGAGATGGCGAGAGTTGGGATTTAACCAACGACGTTTTAAGGTTCGCTGGCGGTGGTGGCGATATAACAGGAATTAAAGTCTTTAGCGATCGAGTGATTGTATTCCAACCCGACGCTATCAGTGCTGTGTCTGGAACCGACCCGTTAAGCAATATGTATATCGAAACCATTGTATCAGGCGAAGGTTGTGCATCTGCTTATTCTATCCAAGAGATTGAATCTAGGAGACATGGCAATATCCTTGCGTTTCTATCTACCGAGGGAACTGTTAAGGGATTCAACGGCTCAAAGAATCTCCTGCAGTTAAGTGACCCAGCAAAACCGTTATACGACCAAATGAATAGAAGCCGTCACGCTTATTGTTCATCTGCTAATTATCGAGCATTGAACCAATACTGGCTTACGATGTCTTTAGGATCGGACACCACACATAGCCAGATATTGATTTATGATTACTTCAACGACAGATTCACGAATGACGAAACAGGCAAGCCCCTTTCATCGAATCTTTATCACACAGGCATAACAGCAAACGCTATGTCTATATTTTCTTCGTCTGCTGGTACTGAATATCTCGTTACAGGCGATTATAGCGGGTTTGCGCTGCATCAAGACATTGGTTTGTCGGACGAAGGCACGACGATTATTGAGAGTAAGTGGCAAACGGGCAAAATGGATTTCGGTTCTCCGAGCCATGTTAAAATGCTCACAGATATGAATGTCCAGACAACTCAATCATCAGCAACGAATATGAGCGTTACAGCTACAACGCAGATCACAGGCGGAACCGCTGCCCTAACAATAGCTTCCGCTGGTGGGTTATGGGGGACGCTAGTATGGGGAACTGGCAATTGGTCATCCCCTTCTACCAAATACACAGCTTGCAAGATGATTCCGACAGTAGGAGAAAGTGCTGTGTTGGGTAGATACATCCTAACGCAGTTAAGCCATAACGTAGCAGACGAAGCCATGAGGGTTGAAGAATTAATCATTGGGGTTACTGATCTAGGTATGCAGCCTGAATTTACAGAGGACTAATGAGCGACTTGCTATTACAGAAGCATAACCATGACGATTTTAACCTGAACGATGAGTTCGGGCAGCTTTACAAGTGGTATAATAAAAGTCCGATGTCGCAAACAACGAGCATTACGGGAACAGGCTCTTTAACAGCATTGAACGCTGGGGTTGTTTTGGGAGATACATCTAGCGGTGCTATTACAACGACTTTACTCGCGGCGGCTGGCAACTTGGGGCTGACCTATTTTTTGAAACTTGTTGATGCCACAAACAATTGGACTATTTCAAGATCGGGGACGGACACGATTGATACTTTCACAGAGATTGTCTTGATAGCAGATGGAGACAGCGTTACGCTGGTTTCCGATGGGATTTCTAGGTGGAACATATTTTAGAAAGGATTCACCATGAGCGTACAAGTCGATCCATATACATTTACCAACGGCACAGTGGCCGATGCACTTGAAGTCAACGCAAGGATATCGCTGCTCTATACTTTGCAGAACGGCGGCATTGACGCGGCTAATGTTGACCTGACCGATGATTATACTTGGACGGGTATTCATACGTTGTCGGCTGGGAAATTGCTGATCGGGACTAGCAAGGTGGATGAAGCGTTAGCCCCTATTGGTTCTATTATTCCGTTTTATGATTTCGATGGGGATGCTACATTTGACACAGATTACTGGGTATATTGCGATGGTTCTGCCGCAACTCTTGGCGGTGGTATTGGGGCAAAGACGTTGCCTGACCTTTCAAATCGTTACCTTGTTGGTTTTGGTACAGAAGGCGGTGGCGATATTGATTCCGCTGCATGGGCTACTGCTGCGGTGGGTAACGCTAGTCATCAGGTCGATGTAAGCCACACGCATACAGGGCCAAGTCATACACATGGCGCGGGGACTTTGAAATTTCAAATAGCTTCAAGCGATGCAACAAAGGTATATTGGTATAACTCTGCGGGTGATTCCGATTACATAGCGGTGACCCAGTCAGTACATGGCACTGGTTCTGCTCCACTCGCCAAATGGACATGGACAAATGGAGAGTCATGGTACACTGGAGGGGCAAGTACTGGAGCAACTGGAGCAGATGGTACTGGTGCAACGAGTAGTGAACTATCAGCAACCCAATCAATCCAACCACGTTCAGTACGTGTGCGTTACATAATGAGGATTCTATGAACAAAGTATTATTGCCAAAAGACGATCAAAGGTTACCAGACTCTTACGGCATAGAGATTAAGTACGTTACAGGCCGCACAGACAAGCTTGAGATAGCTAGCCATAAATTAAACGATGGCTTGCTTGAGATATGGACACACGAAGATACAAAGATAAGTTGGATTCCAATACAGAATATAGAGCGCATTGAATTTGATTCTAGGTTTACAAAGATGATAGAAATTAAGTTTGAAAACGAGAACAAAAAATGATTATCACGAATTGGACAGC